AGTACCGCGCTTCCGGGTTTTCCCAGTGGTCGATCGAGTAGGGTCCGCCTCCTCGCCAGCACCGGCCTCACCGTCGCCGGCCTCAGCCTCGTCCGCGATGAGCTTGAACGTCGCGAGGTCCCAGCGCTTGGTGTCCTCCCACTTCACAGCCTCGCCCGCACGCCGCTTGAGCAGGAACATCCACGCGACGATGACCTTCGGGTTCCCCTCGACGGCCAACTCGTAGTTGAGCCGCCCCAGACCCACGCCGCTCTTTTCGTGGATGAACATGGCGTCATCGACGAGCACCTTGCCGTCGTAGGCGTATTCCTTGCCCTCAAGACCGAACTTCGGCATAGCTCTACCCCTCTAGCTCTTGCTGGATTTCGTCCATCGCCTTGACGATCGACTCGCGGAACTGCGGCGCCTTCTTCTTGATGGTGTCCGCGAAGTACGGGCCGCCCTTCTGGGTCACCCACACCTCCCGGTTCCCGAACACCGGGTGCCGCCAGCCCTTCGCCGAGTCCAGATGCCGCGGCAGGGACTGCTGACTCTCCGGCAACTGCCGGGAGTTGACGATGATCCGGATGCCCTTAGCGGTGATCTGCAGCTTCGTCGCCGACGCCACCGCCTGCCGCAGACTCCCGCCCTTGCGCAGCGCCCGATCCCGCGCCTTCTCTGTGCGCGACCGCGACGCCTTGAACTTTCGGCGCTGCGCCTGACCGCCACCGTGGCCGGTCGAGGTGACATGCAGGTCCAGTACAGCGGCCTTCACATCCTCGACCACCGGCTGCCCGGCCTCAGTGATCCGCTGCCGGAGCTGCTTACGCAGCCCCTGACCCTGCGTCCCCGCCTGCCGCATCCGTTTCGCGAGATCACGCCACTGGTCGACGTTCTTCGCCGCGAGCGAGATGCGGACCGCCATCAGATGTTCGTCGCCTCAGTCGACACGATCTTGACCTGGATGACCGGGTCCGTTTCGTTGCTGTAGCCGCTGAAGTTGGTGTTCATGGAGATGATGTCCGGGCCCTTTACCTGCGGCGCCGCATCCTTCAGCTTGATAGCCGGGATGATGATCGAGAACAGGAAGTTGCTCGTCCCGATCGCCGCCCCGGTGAGGTCCAGCTGCAGCGGCATTGTCGCGTTGTTGCTGAACTGGTCGTAGAGCTCGGTCTTACCGAACTCCGCGGCCAAGCTGCCGGTGAGCAGCGGAATCGCGTTCTCCAGCTGTTCAGCCTTCAGGCCAGCGTTGCCGACGCCATACCGGGCGACGTTCATCTTGTTCTCACCGGTGATGGTGATGCTGTTGATGATGGTCGCGACCTGCGTGCCGGTGGCGATCGTGGTCTCACCCGACGCCGTCGACGCGGTCCCGCCGAGCCGGAGCGTGGCCTGGCTGAAGTTGAACGTCGTCGAGCCACTCAGGAACGCCGGAGTCGCCAGCGCGGTCGACGTCGACTCCTGCCGACCATCGAACGTGAGCGTCAGAGACGGGGTGGCGTTGTCTTTCAAGCTGAAAACCCACTTCGTCACCTTGCAGCCCGCGAACGTGAACGGCTGCACCGTGCCCGACGCGGGCTCCGGCCGGCCAACCTGCACCGTCAGGCCCATGCTGCGGAAGTCGCCCGGGGTGTGGATCTGCTTATAGGCAGTACCGCTCACCAGCGTCGTCGCCGTGGTCGTCGAACCCAGCATGTTCCGCACCAGCATCCCCATGCCGAGGGTGTTGACGTCGAAGTCCACGTCGCCGTCGACCGTGGTCCGCGCCTGCGAGACACGGCTCGCCCGCTGGTACTTGATGCCCTTGTGCAGCGCCGAAGGCTCCAGCCAGGTGACCTTCTTCGCTAGCGTCTCCGAGTTGAACTCGATCGAGCGGGTCGGAGTCACACTGGTGCCCCAGCTGCTCTCCTGCCCGAACATGACCTGTGAGTCGAGGCCGGTCCCAGTTGCCATCTCAGTTCTCCTTCACTGGCGCCGACTTCGCCGGCTTCGGGTCCTCGACGAGCGACCACAGGGCCTTCGGCCACGCGGACTCAACGCCGTTGTTGGCGACGATGTAGGCGTCGTCCTCGCTCGGGAACTCTGGATCCGCCACGAATCCGACGAGATCGCCCGGGACTTCGACCGGCTGACCCGGCTCGACAGTGAACGAATCGAAACCGCCAGCGGGCTGGAACAGGTCAACGGCCGGATGATCGGCGTTGAGGGTGAATTTGGGCATGACGCTCCTTACACGCGGGTCCGGTAGTTGATGGTGAACAGGAGGCGGGCCTGGAACCCCTCCTCAAGGGATTCCTGGAAGTACGAGCCCGGCTGAAGCTGGGCGACCGACGGCGGCGAGAGGCCCAGGGAGGGCCCCAAGGTGGCGTCGTTGCGGAGCACCTGACCCACCGTGTCCAGCAGCGCGGCGACCTTGTCCCGTGCCGGCTTCCATGAGGTCGCGTCCGTGCCGATCAAGACGACGATCGCGCAGGTGATCGTGTGTTCGTCATTGCGTCGCCGCTGCCCGATTCCCGCCCAGTCCTGCTGGGTGACGGACGCTAGTTCCTCGCCGCCCCGGGGGTCTGCGTCGTAGCCGATATACACGGCATCGCTGTAGTCGCCGGTGACGAGCGGCCCATCCCACACCTGGATCCCTGCGGTCTGCAGCGCGGCGACAATCGCGTCGATCGCCGCTGGCAAACGCCACTCAGTCATGCGAACCCCGGCATTCCCGACCCGAGGAGCTCCAGGGCCTGATTCGGGACCAGATACCCGACCCCAGGCACCGCGGAGAGCTGCACTCCAGGCCTAGGTCCCCCAGCACTGCCGCGGCGGGTCTGCCACAAGTGCTCGATGATGATCCGGGTCGCGTCGAGGATGTTCGAGGGGATCACCTGGTACCCGGCCACGTAGGTGACCGAGATGAACCCCGTCAAGGCCATCAGGCTCATCCCCACCCACGGCTTGGTCGAAACCACACCGTTCGGGCTAAGCAGCAGCGACGACACATCCCAGGTCAGGAACCCATCGGTCGATACCACCGAGGTCAGCGAGATCACCGGGGAACAGTTGAGAACCATCCGGCCAGTGCGGACCTCATGCTGCTCGGTGATCGTGCGGCGCACGATCGACTCACCGCGGATCCGCTCGACCACCGAGGTCGCGGACTCGATGAAGCTGCGGAGCTTCTCGTCGTCCTGGTTGTCGGTGATCCGCAGCTGATCCTTGGCGTCCGCCAATGACACCAGGTACGGCGGGTTAGCCGGGAGGACGTCGAACGCCTCCGTATGGGTGCCCGGGTTGGCGCCGGTCCCCACCCAGCGCGCCAGATGCCGGCCGGGCTGAGTGGTGAGGTAGTCGTACTGATAGACGCCCGTCGTCAGCGGCGGCACCGTCACCGGGGCCGTCGCCGTACTGTCCGGCAAGGTGATCGTCAACGTCATCGTGTCCGCGTTGACGTTCCCACCCGCAGGGGATGTAAGCGTGAAGCTCAGGCGGTAAAGATCGCCCAGGTCAGTGGCCATATCCCCCTCACAGGTCCGTCACAGTCACGGCGCCATAGGCCGCGGTCTTGCGCTTACCGGAGGAGATGACGTCGCAACGCCACCAACCCTTCGTCGTGCCGATCGCACTCGCCGGGATCGCGATGGAGACCTTGCCGTTCACGGCATCGGTGATCGTGACCTCGCCGGTGGTGGTCGAGCCCTTCCACGTGGCCGCGTCACTGTCGGCGGTGGACGCGCTCACCTTCAGATAGCCCTCTACCGTCAGGCCAGTCAGATTCAGCGGAGTGCCCGCGCTGGGGTTGTTGGTCGTGATGGTGACGTTGACGTTCTCGTCGTTGTTCTCATTCAGCGCGAGAGGCTGATTCGATGCCATGTCACCTCCCGCAGATGGTGGCCGCAGCCGAATAGGCGTCAAGGGCCGTGGTGGTCGAGTAGGAGTCCGCCGCCGCCGTCGCGCCGTAGGCCACCTGGCTGGCCGTGGCCGCGTAGGCGTCCACCGTCTTGGTCGCGGTGAAGTCCTGGCACACGAAGTCGCCCGGCTGCGTTCCCGGGTACAAGCCGGAGGACGGATACACGGACGGGCCCGGGTACAACGCCACAACGCCCCCCTATTGGTAGAACTTGAGGACGTCGCCAATCGGCAACACGGGGATCCCACGCGAATTGATCGCGCTCAACAGCGTGCTCAGGTCCGACTGCAGCAGCTGCGTACTGTCCGCCGGGGTGGTGGTGACGATCTGGTGCAGGCAGATGATGTACCACGAACCGTCGAGCTGGCACCGGTCCAGAGGGCCACCCGCCGCAGTCAGCGATGACACCGGCGTCCCCACGGAGCTAACGCCCGACTTCGCCCGCAACCGGTACTGCATCGCCGGTGTCCACGACTCCGCCAGCTCCGAGAGGATGCTGCGGCCCGTGTTATAGAACCGGGACACGATCTGATCCACCGGAACGCCATCCGCAGTGTTGCCATACCACCCGTGCGGATAGGCGAAGTTGTCGCTATGGAAACCGTTGCTGACCTGCCACGCCTTGAGATTCGACAGCTCGTCCGTCACCTGCTGCGCGGTCAGAGTGTTGTAGCCGGCGTTATGGTTCGCCACCGTGTATGCGTGCCCGGCGACTTCCCAGCCCGAATTGACCTGCAGGTTCTTCAGCTCGGTCATCGTCTGGTAGGAGGCGGTGCCGATGACGTCCTGGATGGTGTAGAGCGTCGGCCGGTACCCATAGCTGTCCAGGATCGGCCGGCCGAGGTCGTAGACGTTCTGATAGCTGTCGTCGAAGGTGATCGAGACGACGCCGCTGGGGAACGTGCCGGTGGTGTCCGGGATGATCTCTATCGACTGCAGGTGATACGTCACCGCGTTCGCGGTGTTGTCGTCGTAGACCGCGAACCGCATGTCAGTGAGCCCGGTCTTGGTGCTGGGCACGCCAGTCGACGAGATCGTGAACGTCCCGCCCGTGGACTGCACGTTCGCCCACGACACGGTCATAGTGACCCACTCACCGTTCTGGACGAAGTTCATATTGCCCGCGGTGTTGTCGTGCGAGTGGATCTGCCAAAAGTAGTAGTTGGCTAACCCACCGGTGCCCAGATAGAACGCGATGTAGTTCAGGTGGGCCGTGCTGTCGACCTTGAACGTCAGGCGCAGCATCTTGCCGGTCATGTCGAAGGTGCCGACATTGTTCTTGGTGATGCCCGACTGGACGCCGTTGCCCGCAGTCGTGACCGTGGCGCACTGCGTGCCGCGGATGAACGTCGACGTGTCGTTCATGTTCGACGAGCCCACGCCCGTCCCGTTCGCGGTGAACCCGTGACCAGTCTGAAAGTTCTGGATGTAGCTGGCCATGCGCCACGGTGGGCGGCGCGTAGCCGGGGCGAGCATCGGAAGCTGGTATCCGCCGACCTTGATGCGCGAGGTGAAGTCGACCTCGCCGGTGAACGTCGCGCCCGTGGTCTGCGCCGCGCCCGTAATCCGGGTGTCGTTTCCCACCGCCGCGGTGCCTGCCGTAGTCCCGTAGGCGACAGTGAGCGTGCGGTCCACGGTCAGGTCACCGCCACCGGTCAGGCCGGTACCGGCAAGCAACTGTCGGCTCGTCGGTGTCTTGGCCGCTAGATCGGCGGTCAGGTTGGTGACCTTGGATTCCGGGATGGCGCCTACGGCCACTGTCGGGGCCGTGGCGGTCCCGGCGACCGTGATAGTGCCGTCCCCTGCTGTCACCGACTGAACCGACGTTGACGCGGTCGCGTCCACTGCGGAGATACCGGACTCGATGTGGCTGAGCCGGGCCGCAGTGATCGGCGTCCCGCCCGTCGAGCCGTCGGACCAGGTCTGCGGCGTGTACGGCATGTCAGACCCCTCTCATCAACCGTCGATCTTCGCGAGATTCACCAGCAGCACATCCACCGCGCCCTGCAACTGCGCGTCCGTGGTCGTCGCAGTCATCGTCGGAATCGACGCCAACGTCCACGCCGCCATATCCACCAAACTCGCCGGAGCCCGCAACACACCGGCCGCCAGCTTCCGCTTCCGCTGATAGTCAGGCCCGAAGTCGGACGCGCCCGCCGCCTGCTGCACCACCGTGCGCGCCGCCGTCACCAACGCCATCTGCACCCGCGACCGGAACGCCGAATCCGCCGCCAACGTCGCCTGATCCGTGTACGCCATCAGATCGGCACCCCAGCGATCAGATCCCACACCGCCGCGACCTTCGCCGCGATCGTCGCGTCATCCACCGTCGAATCAACCGCAGCATCCGACGCCAGAGCCCACGCGAACTGCGCGCCATACGACGACGGGGACGCCAGGGCAGCCTGCGCCAGCAACGCCCGAGCCTTATCGATCCCCGAAGGCGACGACTGCGCAAGCGCCGCCTGCCCCACCGAGACCGCGCTCTGCTGCATCGCAGCCGTCACCCGATCCCGGAACGTCGCGTCCGCAGCCAGCGACGCCGACGCCGCGAAAGTGGCGGCCACTAGCCCTCGTCAGGCTTCGCGGTCGTCTGCTTCGGCTTCGCCGAACGGCCCTGCGGCGCCTGCTTGCGGGTGTTCGCCTCCGCGTCCTCGTAGCCGTACAGCTTCAGCTGCTCGTCGACCTGAGAAACCCGGTCCGTCTTGCCCTGGCTCACCAGACCCTCACGCTCTCGCAGCAGAGCGGCGATCATTCGGTCATCAGCCATCAGAACTCCTTCAGCGCGGTTTTACTGCGATAGCCCGGACGTCGGTCCTGAACTGGTCCACCACGACGCCTTCCCAAGCCTTGGTCAGCACGTCGGAGAGATCGAACGGATCAACGTTGCGGTAATACTCACCATCACGGAGCGGACCCCCATCGACGGCGGAATGCCCGGCCCGCCCCGGCCCGGCCATGGTCAGAATCAACCGGCCACCCGGCTTAGCGGCTCGCCAAGCCGTCGCGCAGATGTCCCGCCACCGCTCGGCGTGCTCGAACACTTCCGTGCACACCACCAGGTCGTATTCGCGATCCGGTACCCACGTCGCGGCGTCGGCGACGACGTCCACGTTCGAC